CCGAGCCAGCTCGGAGAGTTTCTAAACGCACTTGGCTACCTTTTTTTTGGTGGCTGTGCGTGGGAGATCTTCGGGTCTGCCGGTTTGTGCCTTGTCCGGTTCGCCAACCCGCGTACAGCTACCACCCATTGTTTGGCGACAACGAGTGGTAGGTGATCTCACTTCACTTCAAGGCAATCACTCATGAAAGAATTTATGGCTTTAACCAGCAACGCCGACGACCTCCCCTCGCTGTATGTAAATACCACCCAACCGCTGCACTCACTGCTTAGCACCGCACGCTACCGAATTGGCGCGGTAACACAGATCCTGGAAAACCTCGCGATGCGCGGCGACATCACCACGGATTCGGTGATACTCAGCGATTTCGCAATGCTTTGCTGCATACCCTTGCGCGATGGCTGCGATGTGCTGGATGTCGTTGCCAGACGTATGGATGCTGAACCGTCCTGACGTCACAAAGGGGCGCCCTCCCCGGACGCCTCGTTGCCCCATCTATCTGGTTCCTCGACTTCCTTGACACATATGCTCTGAAGAACCACTGCAAGACTCGTCCACATCCCTCGCCATAGCTCCGATGATGGATTGGAACGATTAAAAGCTAGAACCAAGCAAAACAGAGCCTTCAGACCTCCCGAACCTTCTCTGTACCAGTTGTGTACCAGCGACCATCCCTCCTAAAGACCCACAATCATATTTTTCTGCATTCGCACTGCTATGCTTCCGACTTTCCGAATGGAGTCGATCTCATGCCAAACCAATATTCCCTTCCCGATGTGCTTGCAAGAATTTACGAGAACCAGCTAGCCCTTGAGGCTGCAATCATGGAGCTAGTGCTGAGGGCTGAGTACCAGGGAGCTACAGACGTCGGTGAAAATGCTCGCGCATCCCTACAAATGATCGGCGAGAATGCTGGCCACATAAAGCAGGGCTTGGCGCGCCTGCAAGCTCAGACACCTGATAGCTGAATCGACCCAAGAACAAATCATTAATTTATCGATGAAAGTCATATCTTTGCAGGCACTATTGAATGTTCATTGACAACGTTTGTGCATTCTATGAAGCTACGTGAAGGAGCCCAGACGAAAAAACAAGTTTCGCTTACTCCAACAATTGATTGCAGACACTCTATGCAATTGAAAAACAACGTAACTCTTCGTACTGGATCAAGGAAAGATGATACGCTCTCTCGAATTAAAGAACTTCAAATCCATTACAACCAATACCCCATTAAACCTCGAAAAACTTTCAATAATATGCGGATCAAACAGCTCAGGAAAAAGCTCACTAATACAAGCAATCCTGATGTTAAGCCAAACCTTTAGTTCTCGCTACTTTAAAAGTGCCATTTCGCTGAATGGCCGCTTTGTTAGACTAGGCTCTTTTAGTGACATCCTCGACTATAATGCGAAGGATAAACACATCAGATTAAAAGTCGACATGTCATTTACAACAAACCAACTATGGATACATGACATAAAGCGGGCTTCCCTCGACTACACATTCGGCGCAACTGACGATCAGAGTAAAGGTTACGAAAGCCACTACCATCCGGACATTATCAAAGGGCGTGCAACTGTTGTAAGAGTAGATACACCTGAAGAGCATATCGAATTCGCTCATGACGACAGTTCTAAATTCGAGGACAGACTGTACAAGATTTTATCACTGCAATCTGCCAGCACTGACAATCTTGAGAAAGAGTATCCGGATTACAGAATCGAAGGAAGCAACAAGCAGGAAATCCTTCCGGGAATGGTCCGCATTAACTATGATCATACAAAAAAAACCAGCCTACAACTTATTCCATTCTTGATAGGATCCCAGGCCTATTTAAAACAAATTAAAGGGGTGGATCTCTCAGATCTAGCAAACATCGTATTACCTAAGGACTTTCTAGATAAAACCCGCTCTCTAATAGAAAAAGAACATGCAGAGCGAAGTAACTCCTTTGAAATCCCCGAAGAAATTCTTGCAATGATGGAGGAGGACAAGCGGAGCAACAAAAACCTTGAAAGAGTAAAAGCGTTGTTAGCCCGCCAAGCCCTGGTACTAAAACCTGACATCATTCCACAGATTAGCAATCATGCAATGGATATTTCAGCCTGGCGCGCACTTACTGATAATCTAGATGAAAAAGTAGCTAAGGCCTTCTCCGACTTCCTTATTAAGTACAGAGATACGTTACAGGGAGTTTGGTATTCAAATACTAAAAAAACCAGAAGAAGCACTTACTGCCATCTTGATACTTTTCAGTCTCTAGACCACTACCTTTCAGCTGTATTTGAAGGCAGCATAAAATACCTTGGACCGTTGCGCAACGAACCTCAAGCGACCTACCAAGCTTTTGATTTAGCGGAACCAACCAAAGTCGGCTTAAAAGGCGAATTCACAGCTGCTGTACTTCATATAAATAGACTTACACGAGTGACGTACCCCTCGGTAGTTGCACTGGACAATGGCTGTATCACTTTTCAAGAAAAACAAACAACCCTCGAAGAAGCATGTACTGAATGGCTTCAACACCTCGGCGTAGTAGCTTCAGTACAAACCTCCGACAAAGGCAAACTGGGATATGAGCTTAAAGTCAAAACGACGCCCGATGACAAATGGCAAGATCTAACTCACGTAGGTGTAGGGGTAAGTCAGATTCTTCCTATTGTGGTCATGGCCCTTCTTGCAAAAGATGACGACATCCTAATATTTGAACAACCAGAATTGCATTTGCACCCCAAGGTTCAAGCAAGGCTTTGCGACTTCTTTATAGCCCTATCACAACGCAAAATACAATGTATTATTGAAACTCATAGCGAATACCTGATAAATAGACTGAGACTGCGTATCGCACAGAGTCGCGACGACTCGATCGTTGACCGATCTACCATTATCTTTATCGACAAGGAAAACGGTAAATCTGCCATCAGAACTGTGGATATAAGTAAGTTCGGCGCAATTCTTGATTGGCCAAAAGACTTTTTCGACCAGACAGATACAGAAATCGAAAACATCTTGCTGGAAGCAACAAAAAAGAGAAGAGAACTGATAGCTCTTGAAAAGGAGCTAAAATAATGCAATTAGTTGTTAGCAGTGACTATCTAATCTCACCAGCTTACTGCTCTAAAGAAAGCTTGCCTTCCTGCGTGGAGAGTTTAATTTTCATCAAGAGAGACCTAGATAATGGCTCGAGCTCTATTGTAATTGAAGAAAATTCTCTCGATAAGCTTGAAGAAATAGGTTATTACCCTTGCGCGCAGATGTTCAATCACCACTTAAAGAACATCGGACACGACGACTACTGCGGTAAAGAAATAGCCAGAACAGTACACAATATTTTAATTAAGAATCTAGGCGACGATAGTAAATTTCCAGTATGCGTCGCGGACTGGAACAACAAACTTGTCGAGCCAATGCTTGAAGGAAGAAGCCAGACTCGGAACGAGGCCCTGGTAGATCTACTAGAAAATATAAGTCTATCCATTCGTTTTTTTGACAAAAATTATTCCATGCTTCATCACCCCACTTGTGAAGGTAATAGCGTCACTTTTACTGGCGAAGTAGTATCGATCCTTCCTGAAAATGACGATGAGCTTCCACAGGAAATCAAAACCACAATTCAGGTTTTGAAAAGCTATCAGATGTTTACCGTCTCTCAGAATACCCTTTCCCTATACAATGCGGCGACTGATGAAAATGCGATTAAATCCGCTTTTCTTGTAGGAGCTAATGCCGTATTTGCGCAACGCGGAGTCAAACGCAGCGCACTTAAATTGGAAGATTTTTCATTAGGCGAGAAATTCATTGAAAGTTTAGATACCAATCAATGCGCACCGACTCAAAAGTATTCCGGCACGACGTTTGATGTGATATGTCATGCTTTAGCGGGGATAGGAAAAAACAGTCTGGATCCATTCTGGAAAGACACAACACGTAAAGAACAACGAAGTAGAGCAAATGGTGATCTAGCATGGCGAACCCACATCACTAAAGGTAATCCTACGTTACGCTTAATGTATTGGAAAAATGACGTTGGACATATAGAACTCGCGAACATTGGAAAGAAAAACGACGTCGAAATATTTTAGTACCTTTGTCTCTTGCCTACGTGTGTTTTACATACCCCCGTTATCTGCTTCCCAAGCTGATAACGAGGGTTCGATTCCCTTCACCCGCTCCACTATTTTCAAGGGTTCCAGACGTGTCAGTTTGAGCCTTAGCGTGTTTGGTGACAGTTTGCGTGTAAGCGAGCTGCTGCAGGAGCGAGAACCTGCCGCCACCCTCCCCCTATAGCCAGTCCCGTTTTTATGTTGACCCACGGGCAACCGGTATTTTTGGTAAGTTTTCCCTCCCCCCTTCTGAAAGCTACGAATCACAAGGTTTGTAGACGATTTGATTAGGTAAGTTTTAAGTAATATCTAGAAATAACATTACCTTTTACTAAGGTCAGAAATCGAAAATAAAATATCTATATAAATCATACAGTTAGATAAAAATTACTCCCCTCCTTACTCAAAAAAGCCAGTGCAAAGTAAGTGCTCCAAACCGCATCGCGTGCGGGCTGTAGCTGGTTTCTCACCTTCACATACTTAAATTACTTGTTTCCCGTGGGTCACCTGAAAACAGGCCCTTGGAATAGCGCTCCATGGCGCTCTGAAAATAGGGGGTGCGTGCAGGGATTTGCAGGGTTTTATCAGCCCCTGTTCGCGCGGGAGAGGCCCATCGGGCGCTGCGGCTGGTAGGTTGCAGGTGTGCAGAAATTAAGACCGATTTAGCCCGCAGGCGTGGCGGGGGGACGACGGCGCGCGCCAGGTGAAGACCCACCCAGCCCGACCGGCGCCGCCCCAAAACGGTGCATTCACGACGCCCCGGCTCCGCCCACCCTCAAGCCGGCACCCCGGCGGCCAGCCGCCCCGCGCCCGACTCATCTATTCGTGGCAGCTGTGGAGATGATCGCCACAACTGAGCAGCGCCTGCAGCGGTAGCGGCAACGTAGCGTGATATTAAATATTGTCCGGGGACACTTGATCCCCAGACGTTGACGAGCGTAAAGTGCGGTCGTCGCTGCCAATTCAGCGAACGGGTTTGGCGACCCGGATAGAAAGGCGCACAAGCGCCCCATCACGACAGCAGGCGCTTTTTTTGTGCCCGCAGTTCCGTGTTATGGCGGCTGTGCGTGGGAGACCTTAGGGTCTGCCGGGTACCTTTCCCCGGTTCGCCAACCTGCGTACAGCTGCCACCCTCGTTTGGCGACGAGGCCGCAGCTCCAACTCAGAAAGGAACTGCATATGACCGCCCTCATTCCGTCCAAAATCCGGGCACTTGCCCATCGCCGCATGGCTCTCGCCGCGCTGCACGCTAACTCCTCCCTCTCCACTCGCCTCAAGCGCTACAACCATCACATGCACCAAGTGCGCGTTCTGGAAACGCACGGCAGTGCCCTATGAGAAAGTCCTACGGTCTCACCGATGCGGATCTGTTTGATTTGGAACGCGTGCGGGATTCGCTTGCCTTGGTGCACGCGCTCGCCCAGCAGGCTGATCACCCCGGGTTGTTTCAGCCTCAGATGCTGGCCGGCTTCTTGGACCGGATCTGCGATGACCTGAACAGCGTAATTCGCTCTGCCAACAGCACCCAATCCCGCATCTAAATACTGAAAGGACTCACATCATGAACACCCAACTGATGCCCGTTCCGTTTCATGGCGACACCATTGTGCTGGTAGGCAAAGAGAACGAACCCTATGTCGCAATGCGGTCTGTTGTCGAAAACATGGGGCTGGCCTGGCAGGTGCAGCACAGGAAGATCAACGAGCGGTTCGGCTCAGTCGTCACCGAAATGGTGACAACTGGCGCCGATGGCAAACAGTACGGAATGACCTGCCTTCCCCTGCGAAAACTTGCAGCCTGGCTCTACTCGATCAGCCCGAACAAAGTGGCACCCGAACTGCGCGACAAAATCATTCGGTACCAGGAAGAGTGCGACGAGGTGCTCTGGAATTACTGGACCAAAGGCGTGGCCGTTCGACCTGGTGCCGTCACCATCGCGCAACAGATCAGCCTATCGAAACATCGCCTGGTGCTACTGAAAGAGCTGATGCGTAGTCGCAATCGGTCGATGCGGGATCTGCTTGGCGTCGAGATCACAAACCTGTCCAACGCCATGGGCCTGCCCGTTCCGGATCTGGACGCCCTCGGCACCGTCGAGCTGCCGCAAGCGGACGTGGTCGCAGACTTCTGGAGCGCGCTCCTGCAGCTGGACACCAAGGGCATCATCTACAACCACTCCAAGGATCCTCAACTGATCGCGCTGAACATGCCGCACCTGGTCGAACTGTTCGCTGCCAATGGCGTTCAGACGATCGTCGGTACCGACGTAACCAACGCATTGAAACGCTGCACCGAGCCACAATTTTTGGGGCAAAAGGCGGTGGACAGCATCATTCGCAAAACCACAACCAAGTGCTGGGTGTTCAAGAAGCCGGCCCAGATCCAAGTCCAATGAGGTGAAGGCAGCCCTTACCGTCTTGGTAAGCAGACGGTAAGGGCGATAGCTTTCACCTCTTTATAGAAAGGGGACAACGAACATGACTGAGACAACAGATAGCCGCGGCGGAAATACCCTAACCCTCACCGCATCATCGGGGGCCAGTCAAAGCGAATGCCTGTCCAGCGCTGAAGCCTTGGCTCTCGCACAATTCGCCAAGCGGGTGGGCTGGTTCGAATTCACCAGCCACGCCCTGGACGACGATGAGGCCCACTTGATGAAACAGGCCATGGATAAGCTGCAGGATGTTTTGACACGCTCTGGAAATGTGCCGGGCTGATTCACCTCCGCACTTAGCCCCCACCTTTGATAGGAGCGTGGGGGCTTTTTATTGCCTTCCATCCTTGTCAGCGAATCCTGCAGGTAACCGCTCTCGTTCCTCTGTCATCACCTGCTGTAGCAGATGCAGGGCCGTCAGGTTGCCGCCGAAGTGTTCGCGCCACGCCTGGTGCGTGGTCTTGTACAGGTCATCGATTTCTGCGATCACACGACGGTAGCGCTCCACTTCGAGCACCAGCCGCCGGCATTCGGAATGATTGCTCCAGAAGTAGCGCAGCTCGGCTTTCGTAACGGGCCGAAATGGGGGCAGCTCGCGAGCCATAAATGTTGACCTATACTGTATGCACGAACAGTATTTTTGCATGGAAATGAGAAAAGCAGGAAGCACCACCGGGCCTACAGTCACCCGATATATTTCGATGCGGTGATTGTGTTCATTCGTGTTAAAGGCGAAAATTCAGCAGCAGGGAAGCGGCGTCTAAACGCAAGCCAGGCGAGGTCGCCTATGAGGGACCGCTGCCATCTCTGTAAAACGAAGTCGGCCATCCGTTGACGGTCACTCAGAAGTTTTCAGGAATGGAGTTCGCTAGTGCTTAACCCCGCAGAACAGAAACAAGCTAAAACGGTGTTTGGGCTGATCAGAGAGGCCAGTAGCCTTGAAGTCGTTCGTGATTTTTTGCGCGACCGAAATGTCCCGATTACCGCACCCAACTGGGATGAGCTTTACAACCAACGGGTTCTGCCGGCACTCGAATCAAAAAAATTAACGATCGATGACTTGTCAGTCTTGCTACGGCAAGTGGAAGAGTATGGAAAACAACATATTTTTCTCTTCAAATGCTCCCCAGCTGACGCAGAAAAAATCCTGAAAAGAACACGGATAGAATCGGCGGCAACCGAGCTAAATGTTCTCGAGCGCATGTCTATTCCCTTGCACCTTGAAATGCCGGAAGCTCCCGAGATTGTAGACATCCGGTTGGAAGAGGCACCAAATGGCTCAGGCCCAATTTCTTTAACAGTGAAGATTTGCGAAACTCGGGAAAGCAGTAAACTTTTAGAAGATAACTGGGACGCCGCTTCAAGCCAAAGAACTAAGACCTATCAGATAACGAAAAAAAGGGCGATTAGTATCGCCAATTTGAATCGCGATGGATTATTGCAAATCCGCATCGCATCCAGAGACACTTCGACTAAGTACCACGAACAATTATCCGCCATTATTCACATGGCTCTTAAGTTTGTGCCAGTTAGCGTTTTCGAACCTGTATCACTGAGCGCCGCGAAAGACACTTTATATAACAAACAGGAAGAATTCGCCGGCATTATTCGTTACAGCACAACTACTGCGATGAATGATTTCGGCATATCAATGAACCTCGCTGCGCAAAACTTGTCTAAAAACCTTTCAGAAGACAGTGGATCCTCCGCTGCAATGAAAAGTTTCATGGCACAAAAAGGTTTTGTGACGGGTTCTAATATTTGGTTTATAATGCCAGATGACGCGAGCCGTCAAATACATGTGCATTTGAATGGCTTGCTGCACGAGTTTGCAATAACAGCAACTTGCACGCCTGGGGAATATTCTTATGTTATCGAAAAGATTCTCTCCCTTAATTAAAGAAAATCCGCAAATTGCTGATGCTTTGGTTAGGGTTGCTGAGCACCTTGAAGATATCGAAAGGGCCAGCGGCGCAAAAGTTTATGATGTGACCATGAACATCACTCGCTTGTTTGATATTTCTCAAGCAGGAAGTTCTGCTCGCTTTGCGAAAGTGACGACGCTACTAGTACAGTCGGGAATCATGGAGCGGCGGCTGATTATCAGGTCACCGCTAGGCCCTGAAATACTGCAAGTAAATAGCTGGTACGACTGCCCCACACAAGTTTTCGACCCTTTGCGAGGCGTTGAAATGGAAGTCAGTGACAGTGACCTTGAAACCATGTATAGCGTGGCAAAAGATGAACTCCACTGAAATTATTAAATTAGTTGAAAAACTGTGGGCTGCAACTGACCCTAAACAAAGAAAAGAAGTATTTAGTTTACTCCGCGCGACAATCTCCGAAGATCAAAAAGACTTGTTCGATGCGTTGGTCGACAACAAGCGCAGCGGCATTCGAGACAGCGCAGATTCAAAAATACTAGTACTCATCCATGGAATTCGAACGGATGGGGCTTGGCAGCGGGACGTCCAAAGAGAGTTTCATGGCGTGCCAAACTTGCAAGTTCATGACTTAGGCTATGACGTAGTTACCGGGATACAGTTAGCTAGTCCATTTCGGGACGGCCCCGTTAATAAAATTGTGCGTGACATCAGAAAACTGAAAGACGAGGAGCCGCTGGCTCGAATTTCAGTAATTGCTCACAGTTTTGGCACATATGTGGTAAGCAGAATTCTGGAGGATCATCCAGACATTAGCTTTGAGAAAATTGTGCTGAGTGGATGCTTTATTAAGCGCAGTTATCCATGGGATCGCAATGCTCGAAGCATGCGAAAGAGCTCAATTATTAATGACGTTGGCGTCAGAGATATCTGGCCACTAATAGCCAGCTGCGCTACCTGGGGATACGGGAGTACTGGCCGTGTTGGATTTAAAAACGCGACAGTAACAGACAGATATTTCGATTACTCTCACAGCGAGTTTTTCGAAAATAATCGGATGCACATAAAGAAATACTGGCGCCCTTTATTTGAATCCGACGAAATTGTTCCGTCTGAATGGGAGCTCGATCCGAACCGCCCTAAAACTGGTTTTTTGACTCTTTTCGCGGCCCATCAGAAAACTGGTATTGCAGCATTAATTCTATTGGCCATAGCGTTGACCTTGTATTTCGTATTCTTTTAGTTACATGCTGTGAAGCGGTAGCACGCCAAGCCCAGGGCGTGCCTTCCGCCAGATTGTCTGTCACCAGTTGAAGTAAACCAGCTCGTTTACCTCAATGCCGCCATTCCCGCCCACGGTATGCCGGAACGGCACCTCTTTAAGACGCAGCCCGGCAAACACTTCCCGAATTCTCGGGTGATCACCTACCGATATCACCATCTTGCCTCGGATCGAGCACGCCAGATCCGCCATGGCTTCGAACTGCTCAAATCCAAGCTCACCAGCGTCGTACCCGGCTGTTTCCCAATACGGCGGATCCAGATAAAACAGCGTGTGATTCCGATCGTACCGGCGAATGCACTCTTTCCAGTCGAGATGCTCGACAGTGGTCCGCGCCAGGCGCAGATGCGCATCACTGAGCTTTTCTTCGATACGCAGCAGATTGAGCCGCGGCGCCGATGTGGTCGCCGTGCCAAAAGTCCGGCCTTTTGCCTTTCCACCAAAGCACAGGTTCTGCAGGTAGAAAAAACGCGCAGCGCGCTGGATATCGGTGAGGGTTCGCGGCGCTTGATCTTTGGCCCACTCGAACATGGTGCGGCTCACCAGCGCCCATTTGAACTGGCGGACAAATTCCTCCAGGTGATTGGCCACCACTCGATAGAGGTTCACCACCTCGCCGTCGAAGTCGTTGATAACCTCCACCCGGCTGGGCTCTTTCATAAAGAACAAGGCCGCACCGCCGCAGAACGGTTCGACGTAGCAATCATGGTCTGGAAACTCCGGGAGGATGTGTTTCGCCATGCGGCGCTTGCCGCCCATCCAAGGGAAAATCGGTGCAGACATTGGTGATCCTTACTTCGGATTGATAAAGGGCAGCACGCTGAAATGAACGGCCGCCCGGGCTGATCATTTGTCAGAAACTGGCTCCAGCGGCTTCCAGCGAACTACCTCTTCTCCCAGCCATTCGTTGACCTGCTGCAGGCGTGCCTGGATCGGCTCGAGCTCGTTCATTGCCCAGATCTGCGCCGCTTCTTTGATCGAGCCGAAGCCGCCGGCGTTCTGCGGAACGATGCCCATCAGCTGAGGGGGAATCCGCAGCGCAGCAAGCATGTCGTCGCGGCTGATGTTCTTGATCGAGCCGAACTCATCCTTCGCCGCCACCTCGCTGACGGGGATCAGTTGGATGCCGTCCTTCTTGCCGCCGGGGGCATACATGAAAAGGTTCCGGAAGTTGCCAGGCCCTTTGGCTGACTTCAACGCAGACCGGAGCGCGGAAACGTCCGTCTCGTTCTGCGCAGTGTCGGTCATGTACATGATGAAACCGGCGTGGCTGCCGTTGTTGTAGTACTTGCGCCGGAACAAGGTGGCAGACTCATTGAGCAGCGCGCTCTGCAGCGCCGGTAACCACTCCGGGAGGCCATAGATTTCCTGATTGATGTCGGCTTCGCGCTGGTGGTAGACGGTCCCCTTTTTGAACTCGTATTCATCCCCCCAGCCGCGTACCTGGTAGTAGGTTTCCAGATCAGCCCCGCGCCGCATGTACTTGCCCAGGGCGGGCTGCAAGCCCAGCGTGCTGCGAAGCATGTTTTCGCGCTTTTCCAGATAGCCGTTGCCGCACCACAGGAAATCCAGGGCGAATTGCTCGAAGGTCTGACGTGACAGCAACTTGTGGGGAATAAAGGTGCGGGCCAGCATGTTGCGTTTGAAATTCAGGCCCGATTGCAAAAACACGCTGGCCCGGGAGGACTTGGCCAACCCATCAAGGGACATCGGCGGTTCATACCACCGACCGTTCAGCCAGCACTCCAGGTAATCGAGAATCCCCCGCTCATCGAGTACTGGCGTGGGATCGCCGAAGGTGAAGGCCTCCATCTTGCCGCCCGTTGCCGGCAGCACCTGGTCCGCGATCGCAGCCTGGGCTGATGTGGACACCTGCGTGGTTTCGCTGCGGCTATTGCTCATCAATAAATCTCCATGAAACCGGTATTCGTTGAGGTTTGCCCCTCAAGCGGTTCGTTATGTAGTGCGTGGAAAAGCGCCCATGCGAGATCCGCGTGCCCAGTCTCGTCGGTGCGACCTGCCGTGTAGGTAAATTGCCGGCCGCTGGCCGTGATGGTTTTGCGGATCGCCATCAGCGACTGGGCCATGTCGATCCAGCCGGCATCGAACTCCAGGCGTCCTTTGTGAATAACGTCGTAAGCCTTGAGCACCAGGCGCGTCTTGACCTCGGGGGAGTAGCTGAAGGTCGTCACGTTGGGGAAAAATTGGCGCACCAGCTGGGCCACGCCAGAGCCCATACCCGTGATGTCGATCCCGATGTACGTCACCCAGTAGCGCATCGTGACCAGGCGGATCGCCTCGGCCTGCGCCGCGAAGTCCATCCCGCGGAACTGGTGGCGCTCGAGCACGCGGAATTTCCCACCCGGAACTAAAGGCGGGGCCACGACCACCAGACCAGAGCTGTCACCGGTTTCCGCTGGATCGTAGCCAATCCACACCTGCCGATCGGCAAACGGCCGTGCGGCGAAAGGTTTGTAGTCCTCGGACCACTCGACCCAGCTGTCGACCATGCAGGGCTGCAGGACGTTGAGCGGGAAGATGCTCGCCCCGTCGTCGACAAACTGGCACATCAGCAGATTCGCGAAAGCGTCCGCGTTGTACTCGAGTCGCAGCTCTTCCAGGTCGAACAGATCACACCCGCGCTGCTCGGCGTCGAGAATGGTGACAATCTGGCGCCAGATCCGGTCCTCGCACAACCTGCCCTGCTGCAGCGCGTCGTGCGAAACGTCGAGTTTCAGCCGCTGCGCAACAGGCTTGCCCTTGTTGAAGCGCTCGCCGGTCCAGAACGTGTAGGCCTCATGCGCCATACTCGATGGCGTGGAAAAGTAAGTGCGACGGTACTGTTTCTGCATCGCCATGCCGCTGGCGACCTTATTCAACTCGTTGAACTTGAACGTCCAGAAGAATTCGTCGAAGTAGAAATTACCGTGGTAACCCTGAGCGGTTCTGGCGTTGGTCCCGAGGAAATGCAGCTCGGCGCGGTTGGCCAAGATGATCGGATCACCAGTGAGCTCGACGCCGCAAACCTCGCGGGCGAAGCCTTGAATGTAGGCCTTGAAGATGTGCGCCTGGTTCTTCGATGCGGACAGGAATATCTGATTGCGCCCGGTGACCAGGGCATCTATGAATGCCTCCCGGGCAAAGTAGTAAGTCGCACCGATCTGCCGGCTTTTCAGGATCGCCCTTGTGCGTTGGTTGCTCGCCCGGTACCAGTCCAACTGATAGCCAAAGCAGCCGTCTTTGAACGCCTCGGTCAGCTGCTCGATTTGCTCTTCGCTGAACTCGTTGCGAGCCGCTTTCTTCTTTGGACCTTCGTTGCGTTTGGAAAGATTAGGGTTCAGATCAGTGTCGGTACCGCCGGCCTTGTAACGCTCGATCCGGGCCTGACGTTCCAGCTGACGGTGCAGCAGGTCAATTTCCTTGAATTCACCACCGGTCTTTCCATCCTTGAGGATCAACTGCACCAGGCGCGCTTCCAACGCACCACCGATGCGCTCGACGTTATCGGCCCGATCCCATTCGTCACGCGTTTTCCACGCGTGAACGGTCTTTTCCTTTTCATCCAGCATTTCGGCGATCGCACAGATCCGCAGGCCGGTCCAGTAGAGGAACTTGGCCTGACGGCGGTTATCGCGGATGGGAGTGGCTTCGGTTGTCGTCATGGCGAAGATGCTGACGCCTCGCGCGCATGAAGGCGTAGCGATGTGCCATGTAACGCCCGGGCCTACAACTGGCGCTGATTGCTCGCAACGACGCTACTGCCGACGATGCACCTCAACGCAACTGCATTCAGCAGCATCGCTTTGAGGATTTCCCGACATGAAGAAATTTCGCAGCAACTGGTTCCGTGTCGCCGTTGAGGGCGCTACCTCGGACAAGCGCACCATCAAACGCAGCTGGCTGGAACAGGCTGCCAAAAACTTCAATCCGACCACCTACGGCGCCCGGATCTGGCTGGAGCATTTCCGCAGCTTGTTGCCTGACAGCCCATTCAAAGCCTACGGCGACGTGACGGCAGTCAAGACCGAGGAAGTGGAGGTCAACGGCCAGACCAAGCTGGCCCTTTTTGCCCAGATCGAACCGACTGCTGATCTGATCGCCATGAACAAGGCGAAACAGAAAATTTACACGTCCATCGAAATCGACGACAGCTTTGCCGACACCGGCGAGGCCTACATCGTCGGTCTCGCTGTGACCGACTCCCCGGCGAGTCTCGGTACCGACGTGCTCGCGTTTTCAGCTCAAAAACCTGAAGCGAGTCCGTTCAAAGACCGCCACTACTCCGCTAGTTCGATGTTTACCGAGGCCGTGGAAACCGAACTCACCTTCGAAGAAATCGAAGAAAAGCCCGGTCTCGGCGCCCAACTCTTCAGCAAGGTGCAAGCCCTGCTCTCTGGCAAACAGGCCAAGGATGACGGCGAGTTCGCCCAGATCAGCCAGGCCGTTGAAGCTGTTGCCGAGCATGTCAAGGATCTGCCCGACCAGCTGGCCGCTGAGAAAAAATTCTCCGCAGACCTGAAAACCAGCCTGGACAAGCTCAGCACTGACTTCAACGAACTGATCAAGCGCCTGGGCGAAACCCAGGACCACAGCCAAACCAAACGGCCAGCCGCGACCGGCGGCGACGGCGCTGTGCTGACCACCTACTGATCACTTCGGCCCCCTAACGAGCTCCACAGGAGAACACCATGCGTAACGAAACACGGCTTGCCTTCAACGGCTTCACCAAACAGGTTGCATCGATCAACTCCGTCGGTTCGGTGGCGGAGAAATTCACCGTCACCCCTTCTGTTCAGCAGAAGCTGGAAACGGCTATTCAGGAATCCAACGCCTTCCTGAAAAAAATCAACGTGCTGGGCGTCGACGAAAAAGACGGCGAGGCCATTGTTCTGGGTGTCGGCTCGACGATTGCCGGCCGCACAGACACCAACCAGACCGCCCGCAACCCTCGCGGCGTCAGCTCGCTCAAGAACGACACGTACAGCTGCAAAAAGACCGACTTCGACACCGCGATTCCTTATGCGCTGCTGGATGCCTGGGCAAAATTCCCGGATTTCCAGGCTCGCCTGTCCGGCGCAATCGTTGAGCGCCAGGCGCTCGACCGCATCATGATCGGCTTCAACGGCACTAGCGCTGCGCCGACGACCGATCGGGCCACCCACCCATTGTTGGAAGACGTGAACGTAGGCTGGCTGGAGAAATACCGCACCAAAGCCCCTGAACGCGTCCTGAGCAGCGGCAAGGTCGCTGGCAAAGTCACCATCGGCCCGACTGGCGACTACAAAACCCTCGACGGCCTGGTTTACGACGCCATCCAGCTGCTGGACCCATGGCACCGCAAACGTCCGGACTTGGTCGTACTGGTCGATCGCAACCTGCTGCACGCGAAGTTCCTGGCCAACATCGAAGGTGCCGCCGACAACGAAAACGAGTTGGCAGCCGCGCGGATCCTCGCCAACGGCACTTTGGGCGGCTTGCCGATCGAAGACGCACCGTTCTTCATCGACGGCGGCATCATGATCACCACGCTGAAGAACCTGTCGATCTACTTCCAGATCAGCAGCCGTCGTCGCATGACCAAGGACGAGCCGGAGCGTGATCGCATCGCCGATTATCAATCGTCGAACGAGGACTACGTGATCGAAGACTTCGGTCTCGGCGCCCTGGTCGAAAACATCGAAGAGGCCGCGTAACAATGGCCCTCTCCCTCGCTCAACGTCACCGGCTGAAGGCGCTTGCCTCGCAGGAGGCTGCTGCCGCTTCGCCCGCCGTTTCGATGGCGGGCGGGACGGCCTACGAAATGCAGTTGGCCCAGCTGCTGCAGGATCGTCTGCGCCTGAAACAGATCCAATCGAACGAAGGCAAAGCCGCGCTCAAGTTGCAGCTTCTGCCGGCTTACGTGCCTTACGTCGACGGTGTTCTGGCAACGGGCAACGGCGCCCAGGACGAAGTACTCACCACCATCATGATCTGGCGTGTAGATGCCGCCGACTACAACGGCGCGCTCGATATCGCAGCGTATGTGTTGCAGCACAACCTTCTGATGCCCGATCGCTTCGAACGTACCACCGGCTGCCTGGTCGCTGAAGAAGTCGCCGAAGCGGCGTTGAGCTCTCAGAAAACCGGTGGCGGATTCGACCTGGCCATCTTGCACCGGACGATGGAGTTGACCGCCGAACAGGACATGCCGGACGAAGCCAGGGCCAAGCTGTACCTGGCGACAGGACGCGCGACCGTGGCCGGTCTGAATGTCGATAACCCGGGCCAACCCGGTCAGGTAATGGCCGGTATTGAACTGCTGAAACGCGCCATCGAGCTGAACAACAGCTGCGGTGGCAAGAAGGATCTGGAAGGCGCTGAACGCCTCCTGAAAAAGATTGCTCCCCCACCAGGGAGCTGACCGAGCGTACCCCGCAACCCCGGCGGCCCGGGGCTGAACAGCAGGTTTCTCTCCTTTCCTTGCTGTGACGCCCCGGCCACCGCCGACTTAGGGCTGAACCATGAGCGGATTTATTGCCACCGGCAGCACCGACGAACCCTTCGTTATCACCAATGACGGATTCTGGCCCGACATCGATGTCGTGCACCTGCGATCTGCTATTCGCTTGGATGGCAGCATCACCGACGCACGCATTGAAGTCGTGACCGTCAACGCGTTGATCCAGGTGAACGGCGAACTGGCCAAGGTGAAGCTGAATCATGTGGAGAACGGATACACCACCATCGGGGCTGTGCCGGCGTTTGAAGTCAATGGCGAAAGCCACTTCATCCACCTGTACCGCCGTTCGATCTATTGCAGCGTTGGAGCTGAGCTCGCTGAGCGATATCGCAGCTACGACACCAGCGTCGACGGCAACAAGAACGCAGACGAACTGACGCCTTCGGTCGATGAATACCGTCGTGACGCCCGCTTCGCCATTCGCGATCTATTGGGCGTCGGCCATTCCACTGTGGAGCTCATCTGATGACGACCTCCGTGTATGCCGCTCAGGGTGACACCGTCGATGCCATTTGCTGGCGGGTCTACGGCCGCACTACCGGCATCACCGAGGCAGTCCTTGAGGCCAATCCAGGACTGTCAGATTTCGGCACGATCATTCCGCACGGCACGCTGGTAGCGCTGCCGGATATCGCGCCGCAAGCCCCGGAGCTGCAAATGGTGAACCTATGGGATTGAGTCATCCGAAATCGCAAGCACACACACCATCACCTTCAACCTTGGACAGCGGAATCACGCGCATGCCTGACAAACCGGATACATGGGCCTGGTTCGCTGCCTGGCTCGAACTGAACTGGCCTGCCATCTACTCAGGTGGCCTCGCCTGTGTAATCGCCGCGCTACGGATCATCTACGGCGGCGGTACCTGGCGTCGGGTTTTACTTGAAGCTCCGCTGTGCGGCGCCCTTGCGCTGTCGGCCAGTCATGGGCTCTTTCTGCTGGGCATTCCGGCCACCACTGGCCCGTTCTTTGGTGGAGTGATCGGACTGCTGGGCGTTGAGGGAACCCGCGCTCTGGCCAAGCAATTCTTCAACCGCAAGGTGGATCAGCTATGAGTATTTTGCGCCACGGCGATCGCGGGCAAGAGGTCCGCACATTGCAGCAGCGCCTTAACCTGCACGGCGCCGGCTTAGATCCGGACGGCGATTTCGGTGATGCCACCGAGTCCGCGGTGCGTAATTACCAGCGTCAGGTTGGGTTGGTAATTGACGGTATTGCGGGATCGAAAACCGCTCTGGCGCTGGCCGGCGCCGATTGTTCGAACCTGCTGCAGCACGCCCTATTGGTGAAGGCGGCTGCACGCCTGGGCGTTGAGCTCGCCGCGATCATGGCCGTCAACGAAGTCGAAAGCCAAGGCAGCGGCTTCCTGGACAACGGCAAGCCGAAGATTCTTTTCGAGCGACATATCATGTATCGCCAGCTCAGCACGCCGCGCGCACCTGGTGATGATGTAGCCGATTTGAAGGCCCATGCCGACCAACTGGCTGTGGTCCAACCCAACCTGGTCAATCCGAAATCAGGTGGTTACGCCGGCGGAACGGCAGAACACCAGCGCCTGGCGAATGCCCGACTGATTGACGATCGTTGCGCGCTGGAGTCGGCCAGCTGGGGCGCGTTCCAGGTGATGGGCTATCACGCCGAGCGCCTTGGATACACAAGCGTTTCGGAATTTACCGATCGGATGGCCCGAGACGAGAACGAGCAATTCGAAGCCTTCGTGCGTTTTATCGAAGCTGACCCGGCGCTGCTCAAGGCGCTGAAGGGCAAAAAATGGGCGGCGTTCGCCAAGGTTTACAACGGCCCCAACTACACCCGCAACCTGTATGACACCAAGCTGGAGCGCGCCTATCAGCGTCACGCTGCAGGCTGCCCAATTCCGGAGGCCGCATGATTGACCACGAGCAGATCCGCAAACTCAGCCCCGCAGATGGCGACATTTTTGTAGTGCCGGAGGACACGCCGGTTGACCTGGCACGTGCGCTGGTCGAGGCGATCGCTGTCGCCAGCCCGGGCGTCAAGGCGTTGGTGTTCCGGGGCGATGTGCGCCGGCTCAGCACCGCAGAGATGAATGCCGCTGGTTGGTACCGTGCATGAGCACGCTGCGCCAGGTGCTGCTCGGCTCGGCTTTGCTCGCTGCGATTGCGCTCCTGGTCTGGGCTCAGTCTCAACGGATCGAGGTCGCCGATAAGAATGCCGAGCTGGCAAATCAAGCGGCTGATACCGCCCGTGATCGAGCGACACGCAGCGAGGCGACGGCCAACCAACTTCAGGCATCGCTGCAGGAAGAGCGGAACGCCCAAACCGTATTACGCGGCGTTCAAAACCAACTGCGCCAAGGGCTCGCCACCCGTCAACGAACGATTGAGGACTTGAAACGTGAGAATGCCGAACTTCGCTTTTGGGCTGATCAGCCTCTCCCTGACGCTGCTCGCCGGATGCGCGAGCGCCCCGCCATCACCGGAGCCGCTGCTTATCGCGACTGGTTGTCCGGCCGTGATGCCTTGCACCCTGTCGGCGACTAAACCTGACAAGAACGGCGCCCTTCTCAACGACCAGGACGTCACCGAGAACGACTGGGCGCAATGCGCTGCGCAGGTCGATATGGTTTACCAGCATCAGCAGACCCAGGCGGGTAAACCATGAACAAACCAGAATCGCTACGCGCCCATCTGCTGGCCACGGTGCCAGGATTGAAGAAAAACCCTGACCGCATGATGGTATTCATCGACAACGGCACCATGCGCAGCACCGCTGCCGTTGGACTGTCGTTCGAATATAGCTACACGCTGAACCTGATTTTCACGGATTACGCTGGCCACCCTGACGCCATTGCCATTCCATTGTTCGCCTGGATCCTGGTGAATCAGCGCGAGTTGATGGAGAACCTGGAGCGCAGCAAGGACGCCTTCGCGTTCGAAGTTGACGTTCTGGATAACAGCAAGGTCGACCTGTCGATCAAGCTACCGCTCACCGAGCGTGTGATCGTCAAACGCCAGGACGACGGCAACCTGGTCGTCAATCATCCACCAGAGCCCGTGGTCGATGATGAGCCGTTCTTCACTCCTGGGCTTGATCTCTTGACTCCCGGCGGCGATCTGATCGCCCGGTGGTAACAACCATGAGCAATGACCTGCAGGCGCTGGAAACGTGGGTATCAGTGTTGCTAGCCAAACTGGATGAGGGAGAACGCCGCAAGCTGCTGGGCGCTGTCGCCCGGGATCTCCGCCGGAGCCAGTCGAAACGCATAACGACGCAGCGCAATCCTGATGGTTCGGCGTTCGCACCTCGCAAGCCCAAGGACCTGCGTGGGAAAAAAGGCCGGATCAAGGGCAAGATGTTCGGTAAGTTGAAAACGGCGCGTTACCTGCGCACCGAAATCACAGCAAACGGCTTGTCAGTCGGATTCGTTGGTCGTGTGAGCCGCATCGCTCGGGTTCACCAGTACGGCCTCAAGGATCGACCCGAGCGCGGGCAAGCGGATGTGCAATACGAAACCCGGCAACTGTTGGGATTCAGCGGCGACGAGCTGGAGAACATCCGTAATTTGTTCATCGATCACCTCGCAGGCTGACCTTCTCCTGTACGCACTCGTGCTACAGCCCACCGCCGATGCAGCTCGCACGCGCGACCTGCAACATCGGCGGCATGGACTCTCTTACTGAACTAACCCGACGCCTTGAAAACCTGATCCGTGCCGGCACCATCGCCGAGCTCGATCCGGAGAAGCCGCGTTGTCGTGTGAAAACCGGCGGCTTGCTGACCGGCTGGCTGCCGTTCTTTGCCCTGCGTGCGGGGGAGGATAGCGACTGGGATCCGCCGAGTATCGACGAGCAGTGCCTGGTGCTTTCGCCTTCCGGCAACCCAGCCCATGGTTTCGTCATTTTCGGCCTGTACAGCGACCGCTTCCCGGCGCCGGACAACGTATCGACGCGACGCCGGCGCCGATACCGCGATGGCGCAGTCGTCGACTACGACACCGCAACCCATACGCTGACCGCGACATTGCCAGAAGGTGGCAAAGTCGAGCTGATCGTACCCGGCGGTCTGAAAATCAAGGGCGACGTCGATATAGACGGTTTCGTGAAGGTGACCGAGGACGTTGTGGCCGGCGAGCAAAAAATAAGCCTGATCAATCACCGCACTTCGGGCGTGCTGCGTGGCAACGCGCTTTCCGATGGGCCAGTCCCATGATCGGCATGAATCGTAATTCCGGCCGTAGCGTTGCCGGCGACGCGCACCTAGTGCAATCGATCGCCGACATCCTGACCACACCTATTGGGACCCGGGTAATGCGGCGCGAGTACGGCAGTCAGCTCGCCGACCTGATTGATTGGCCGCTCAACAGCTCAACGCGACTGCAGGCTTATGCGGCCACGGTCATAGCGCTGATGCGATGGGAGACACGCATCCGCCTGAGTCGAGTTCAGCTGACATTGGGTGATGTTGCCGGTCAGGCCTTTCTCGACATCGAGGGCAGCCTGGTCGACACCAATGAGCCGTTGAGCCTGCGCGTTCCTCTCAGCTTGGGAGCAACAGCATGAAAACCTTCACGCCCATTAACCTGGCGCAATTGCCGGACCCCGACGTGGTTGAACAGATCGACTACGAGCAGATCCTCGCCGAGCGCAAGGCTTACGCTATCAGTCTGTGGCCCGTCGAACAGCAGGCGGAAGTTGCCGCAACGCTCGCGCTCGAATCAGAGCCGTTGACCAAACTGGTGCAGGAAAACGCCTACCGCGAAACCATCTGGCGTCAGCGGGTCAATGAGGCTTGTCTGGCCACCTTATTGGCCAAGGCAAAAAATAATGACCTGGTGCAATTGGCGGCCAACGTCAACGTACACCGGCTCGTTGTCATTCCAGCCAATCCCACTGCGGTTCCGCCCGTCACAGCAGTGATGGAGTCGGACGACAGCCTGCGCGAACGCGCGCAGATGGCTTGGGAAGGACTATCCACTGCAGGCCCGCGCAACAGCTACATCCTGCACGCGCGTAGCGCAGATGGTCGTGTCGCCGATGCCTCGGCCGAAAGCCCGTCCCCTGCAGTGGCAGTGGTGACTGTTCAGGCGTTGTTGGGCGATGGCACTGCCTCCCAAGAGCTGCTTGATATCGTCTTTGATTATCTGAGCGACGAGGATCGGCGCCCAGTTGCTGATCGTCTCACTGTGCAAGCCGCTGAAATTCTGCCGTACACCGTCGACGCCGTGCTGTACCTGGCCACCACTGGCCCGGAGGCTGAGCCTATTCGCGCAGCATCCGAGGCCAAGTTGGCCGCTTTCGTCTCGCAACGTCGGCGCCTGGGTGTTGAAGTGTCGGAGTCCGCCATTCATGCCGCCCTGCATGTCGAAGGTGTTCGAAAGGTAGTGCTGAATGGTTGGACTGACTTGGCTCCCACAACCGCGCAGGCGGCCTTTTGCACCGGCGTTTCCGTCATGGTTGGGGGTCAGCTGTGAGCACTTTGTTGCCGCCCAGTGCCAGCCAGCTGGAACAGCTCGCGGCCCAGGCATTGGCTCGCATCGAGCGTGTTCCCATTCCGATTCGCGACCTGGTCAATCCCGATCGCTGCCCGGTCGACCTGCTGCCCTACCTCGCATGGGCATTTTCGGTCGACCGTTGGGATTCCAACTGGTCGGAAGCGGCCAAGCGCCAGGTCATCAAGACCTCGTATTACGTCCATTCACGCAAGGGCACCATCGGCGCCCTGCGCCGTGTCGTCGAACCGCTGGGCTACCTGATCGAGGTGCTGGAGTGGTGGCAGACCGTCCCGGAAGGTGTACCGGGCACCTTCGCCTTAAAGGTCGGAGTACTCGACACCGGCATCACCGAAGAGATGTACCAAGAGCTGACCTGGCTGATTGAAGACGCCAAGCCCCTGACCCGTCATCTGACCGGCCTGGCGATCAGCCTGGAAACCCAAGGCGCTTTGAACATTGCCGTATCCCTCTCCGAAGGCGACGAACTCGACGTGTATCCGCCAGCGATGCGTGACATCGAGGTCACGGGCCGCTTCGGTATGGTCGGGCGCGAACACTCCATAGACACCCTGGACGTTTATTATGATTGATGCGAACTCGCAGTTTTTCGCGATCCTCACAAACGTGGGGATGGCCAAACAGGCGAACGCCGACGCGCTCGGCATTCCCTGGAAGATCACCGAAATGGGCGTGGGCGATGCCAACGGCACCGACCCTATCCCCAGCGCGGCGCAAACCCAGCTGATCAGCGAGTGGCGCCGCCGGCCGTTGAATCAGCTCAAGATTGATCCAGCCAACCCTACGGTACTGATCGCCGAGCAGGTTATTCCGGCCGATGAGGGTGGTAAGTGGATTCGCGAAATTGGTCTGTACGACATCGACGGTGATCTGGTCGCGGTGGCCAACTGCGCGCCGAGTTTCAAGCCGATCCTGTCGCAAGGTTCAGGCCGCACGCAGATTGTGCGGATGAACTTCATTGTCACCAGTACCGGCAACATCACGCTTAAGATCGATCCGAGCGTCGTGTTGGCGACGCGTGACTACGTCGATCAAAAGACGTTGGGGGTGCGGGAGTACGTCGATCAAAAGGTATTGGAGGAGCTGGGCAAGCAGGACTTTAAACACTCTGTGCGGGTGGCGACCACCGCCCCTGTGGTGCTAAGCGGCCTTCAGACCATTGACGGAGTCGCCCTTGTTGCCGGTGATCGCGTGTTGGTGAAAAACCAGGCCGTGGCCAAAGACAATGGCCTTTACGTAGCGGCTGCGGCGGTTTGGGCGCGTAGCGCGGATGCCGATAGCAGTCTGGAAGTGACGCCCGGGCTGTTTGTGCATGTCGAGCGCGGCACAACCAACGGCGACAGCATTTGGCAACTGGTGACGGATGCGCCGATTGTCCTGGGCGTGACGGATCTGCTGTTTGAAATGGCGGCTGGGCGCACCGGTGTCAATGCCGGCACATACCGAAGTGTGACCGTGGACAAATACGGTCGGGTGGTGGGTGGGACCAACCCGACCACGCTGGCCGGTTATGCGATCACGGACGCCTTCACCAAAACTGAAACAATCGAGTTGATTAACGGCACGAGCCAAGTCCCTTTGGTGGAGGTCAACACCTCAAGGCCCTTGGTGGCGAACGAGTTGGGGCTTGTCCTGATTGATGCCAGCGCGGGGGCGTTGACGGTTGAGCTGCCCGATGCCAACTCGGCGCTCGGTGTTCGTGGTGTGGTGGTGCGCCGCGTCGACAACACCATCAACCGGTTGGTGATCAAGGCGGCCGGTACCAATAAAATCAAGTTCCACACGCACTTGCGGGCCGAGGGGTATCAGTTTTTTGTCCTGATGGGGGCCGGGGATTATTGGCATTTGCGCAGTGATGGCAAGGGCAACTGGATACCGATTGCGCGCTTAGACGGTACGGCACTCGGGCGGCCCGTGTTTGAAACGATCACCGTATTGAATCCGGGTGGTCACGCTCCGCTGGGTAATGCCGTCTTCATTCGTGCCGACTGGCCATGGTTGTGGGACCACGCTCAACAGTCGGGAATGCTGACTACGGAAGCCGCTCGTGCGGGTATGGAGGGCGGTTGGACCTCGGGCGATGGTGCGTCCACGTTCCGTAGTCCAGATCCGCGCAGTAAATTCTTCCGCCCCCTTGACGAGTCTGCCGGGATCGATCCGGGCCGTGTGGCGGGTAGCTATCGGCTCGATGATATCAAGAGTCACGCCCACTATTCAGCTTCCACAGGCTACGGCACGCAGGCGATGGGCGGCGGGAGCATCACCTATGCCACCCCGACTGGTGGCAGCACTGGCGCCGCTGGCGGCGCTGAGACGGTACCGAAACACATCGCCTATCCGGGCCGAATTAAAGTGATCTGAGGTTCTAATGAATATCTATTTATTTGACCCGCTCGGCATTCTGTCCGGGCCGTTTGAGTTGTCAGCGTTTCCGGAGGTCCCGGGGTTTGGCCCGTATCTGCCGGGCAATACCATCGAGCTGGAAAATCCTTTGGCCCAACCCGAGGCTGGCCACGTATGGGCGCTGGTCGATGGGAAGCCGCAACAATTGGCCGACTATCGCGGCATGGTTTACCACACGGATACCGGTGCCGAGGATGAGCATGTCGAGCTTGGCGATCTGCCCGAAGGACTGACCGCCAAACCCTGGCCGGGTCAGTTCTACGTGTGGGCTGGTGGTGACTGGGTTCTGGATGCGGTGGCGCAGATTGCAGCGGCACAAGCTGGCGAACGAGCGTGGCGTAATGCGCAAATCGCGGGCACCGATTATTTGGTCATGCCTGATTACCCGCTCAATGCTGATCAGCGCGCGCAGGTATATACCTATCGGCAGGACCTGCGGAACTGGCCTGCGGCTGGACATTTTCCGGATCAAAAAGACCGGCCGGTGGCGCCGAGCTGGATCGCTGACCAACCCCAATAAACGCCCCGCTCTGTCGGATAGCTTCCCATTCAGCCTCGCCCGTGCGGGGCTTTTTCTTTTCTGAGAGTGCATCGTCACAAGTCGAGTTACGTCGATATCGCTGCGTGCTTGTTGTGCCAGCCCGTCCTACAACCCCAGTTGCTCGCCGCTGCATCGCGCGCGCGTCACCCTGCTCTTCATCGCCACCAACGCGCAGGAATTCCCCATGGCAACTGATTACCACCACGGCGTCCGAGTCGTAGAAATCAACGAGGGCACCCGCCCCATCCGCACTATCGCCACCGCTGTCGTCGGCATGGTATGTACCGCCAGCGACGCGGACCCGGTTGCATTCCCACTGAACAAGCCCGTACTGCTCACCGACGTGTTGACCGCCAGCGGCAAGGCCGGTGAGCTCGGCACGCTGGCCAAGAGCCTGGACGCCATCGCAGACCAGGCCAGCCCAGTCACGGTTGTGGTGCGGGTGGAGGAAGGCGCAACCGAGGCGGAAACTACGTCCAACATCGTCGGCAGCGTGAGCGCCAACGGCCAATACAGAGGCCTCAAGGCGCTGCTCGCTGCAGAGGCTCAACTGGGCGTACGGCCTCGCATCCTCGGCGTACCAGGTCTGGATTCACTGGCCGTCGCCACCGAGCTGGTTGTCATCGCGCAGAAGCTTCGCGGCTTTGCCTATGCCAACGCCTGGGAATGCGAGACCGTGTCCGAAGCGATCGCGTACCGGGAGAATTTCGGTGCCCGGGAACTGATGACAATTTGGCCTGACTTTATCAATTGGGACACCGCAGCGAATGCCGATGCCCCCGCCTCTTCCATCGCTCGCGCCCTCGGGTTGCGCGCAAAACTCGACGAGCAGGTTGGCTGGCATAAAACCCTGTCCAACGTGCCGGTCAACGGCGTGTCCGGGCTGAGCAAGGACATCTACTGGGATTTGCAAAACCCAGCTACCGACGCAGGCCTGCTCAACGCGGCAGACGTGACCACTCTCATTCGCCGCGAAGGCTTCCGTTTCTGGGGCTCACGCACCTGCAGCGACGACCCGCTGTTTGCCTTTGAGAACTACACCCGCACAGCCCAGGTGCTTGCGGACACAATGGCCGAAGGTCAGTTCTGGGCAGTGGATAAACCGATGCACGCGAGTCTCGTGCGCGACATCGTCGAAGGGATCAACGCCAAGTTCCGCGAGTTGGTGCGCCTGGGTTACTTGATCGGTGGCGAGTGCTGGTACGACGAAGCGGCCAATGACAAGGACACCCTCAAGGCCGGAAAGCTGTACCTGGACTATGACTACACGCCGGTCCCACCGCTGGAGAACTTGAGCCTTCGCCAGCGCATTACCGATCGCTACCTGGTCGACTTCGCGAGCCGCGTCAACGCCTGATATTCATTCATTCGCGCGGCTTCAGCCGCGCCTTTAGGAGAGCGCCCACATGGCTCTGCCCAAGAAGCTCAAGAACATGAACTTGTACAACGACGGTGTCAGCTACGTCGGTGAGTGCAAGAGCGTCACCCTGCCAAAACTCGCCCGCAAATTCGAAGCGTTCAGGGGTGGTGGCATGGATGGGGCGGTAAAAGTCGATCTTGGTCACGGTGACGACGGTATCCAGCTCGAATGGACCCTCGGCGGCTGGGATCTGACGGCGCTGCGTCAGTACGGTGCGGTGTCGGCAAGCGGCATCATGCTGCGGTGGGCTGGCTCTATTCAGCGCGACGATACCGGTGAGGTTTCCGCCGTGGAGGTTGTCGTGCGCGGCCGGCACGAAGAAATCGACATGGGCGACTCGGAGAGTGGTGAAGACACGGAGCACAAGTTCACCACCACCTGCAGTTATTACAAGTTGACCATCGACGGCAACGTCGAGATCGAGATCGACTTGCTCAACTTCATTTTCAACGTCAACGGCAAAGACATGCTGGCAGAACACCGTAAGGCGATCGGCCTGTAAGCACTGCTTTCCCCGCCGGCTCGTCCGGCGCCCTCTCTTCCATAGGATATCGACATGACCGCTCCCATCAAAACCGACGCTGCAGACACCCCAGCCGAGAAGAACCCAAACCGTCCAGTCATCACCCTGGATACACCCATCGTCAGAGGCTCGACTGAGATCACCGAAGTGACACTGCGCAAGCCGGTTTCCGGCGAGTTGCGTGGCGTCTCGCTCACCGATCTGCTGCAGATGGACGTCCTGGCACTACGCAAGGTTCTTCCGCGCATCACCACGCCGACCCTCACCGATCACGACATTGGCCTGATGGATCCGGCCGACCTGGTGCAGATGGCCACCGAGGTTGCCGGTTTTTTGCTGCCGAAGTCGGCGAAGGTGGATGCATCCCTCGTTGCGTAGATGACGCGATGGCGGATATCGCCGTGATTTTTCACTGGGGGCCAGCGGAGATGGATCCGCTCCCCCTGACCGAACTGATGGACTGGCGCGAACGCGCTCGTAAGCGAAGTGGGGCAAAGGATGACTGACAAGCTGCGGCTGGAATTTCTGCTGTCGGCGATCGATAGGGTCACCGCGCCCCTTAAGCAGATCAGCGCTGGGAGCAATGCTACGTCTCGCGCTTTGAAAGCGGCGCGGGACCAGCTCAAGGAGCTCAACGCCCAGCAGTCCAACATTTCCAGCTACACCCGCCAGAAGGAAGCGGTCCGCCAATCCTCCGAGGAACTGGCTCGTGCTCAAGACAAGCTACGCGGCCTGCGCGAGCAGCTGCAGAAGATGGACGCCCCCACTGCTGCTTTCCAGAAGGCATTCGTCAATGCCTCCGCCACCGTGGAAAAGCTGACCAACAAACACACGGCTCAGCGATCGGAGCTGCAGCGCCTGATCCCCCTCATGAAATCGACCGGCGCTGATACTCGCAACCTTGGTACCACCGAGCGCCGCCTAAAAACTGAGATCGAGGCGGCCAACAAAGCCATCCAGGCACAGCGGGAACGCCTCTCTGCGCTCGCCAAACAGCAGGAGCGGGTGTCAAAGGCGCAGAGAAATTACTCCAAGGGCAAAGAGCTTGCCGGCAACGCCGCTGTTGCCGGTGCGAGCGCAGGTGCGGTGGGAGCGGCAGTCGGCCTGCCGATCGTGGGAATGGTCAAAGATTATTCTCGTTTTGAAGATGCCATGGCCGGTGTTGCCAAACAGGTCGAAGGCGCCCGGGATGGCAACGGACAGCTCACCCAGACCTATTACGACATGGGCGCGGCCATCAAGAAGATGTCCGAAACCATTCCCATGGCGACTACCGATATCGCCGCGCTGGTGGAAGGTGGCGCACGAATGGGCATCCAGGGCAAAGACGACCTGCTGGAGTTCGCCCGCGTCGCGGCAACTGCCGCAACGGCTTTCGAGTTACCTGCGGACCAGGTGGGCGAAAGCCTGGCGCGCATTGCCAGTCTCTACAAATTGCCCATCAAGAACGTCAGCCAGCTCGGCGACGCGATCAACTACCTTGACGACAACGCGATGTCGAAGGGTGGAGACATTATTGAAGTCATGCAGCGCACGGCAGGTATTACCGCGTCGGTCGGCATGTCATTCAAGGACGCAGCCGCATTGGGCTCAACCTTCCTGACGCTTGGCGCATCCGCAGAGATCGCCGGAACCGCTACCAACGCAATGATTCGAGAGCTGGCTATCGCCACCCAGCAACCTAAGCGATTCGTCACCGGCCTCAAGTCGATCGGTCTGGAAGCGAAAGCGGTTCAGGATGGCATGAGCAAAGACGCAACGGGCACCATCCAGAAGGTGCTGGAAGCGGTCAACAAACTGCCAAAAAATCAGCAGCTCGGTGTGATGACCCAGCTGTTTGGCAAGGAATACGGCGACGACGCGGCGAAACTGGCGTCCAACATCGGCGAATATAAGCGACAGCTTGACCTGGTGAATGGAGCGGACAACGCGCCTAAACGCGACGGCTCGATGCAGCGCGAGGGCGATATCCGCGCAGACCAGTTGTCCGCCCGATGGGAAATGTCTCAGAACCGCATGTTCAATCTGAGTAGCGCCCTGGGCGCCACCCTCCGACCAGCGCTGATCCAACTGGTCACCGGATTTAATGGTGTGCTGGAGCGCGTCAATGCATGGGCGACCGCTAACCCGGGGTTGGTGCTGGGCATCCTCAAAATAGGCGCCGGCATTGCGGCACTGTCGATCGGCTTCAGCACAGTTGCCCTCGCACTGGCCACGACCCTTGGCCCGTTCCTGGCCGTGCGTTACGGGCTGTCATTGATCGGGATCCGCCTGCCCTCTGTGATCGGGCTGCTGTTCAACCTGGGCTCGAAAGTACTGCCCTTTGTCGGTCAGGCCTTCATGTGGGTAGGCCGACTGTTCATGGCCAATCCAATTGGCCTGGCCATCACGGCAATCGCCGCCGCTGCGTATCTGATCTATGCGAACTGGGACAAGGTAAAGGCTTACTTCATCAGTGCCTGGGCTGAGATCAAACTGGGCTTCAGCGGCGGGATCAGCGGCATCCTGAAGACGCTCGCCAATTTCAGCCCCATCGGGCTGATCTACCAGGCCTTCTCGGCGGTGATGAACTACATGGGCGTCGAGATGCCCAGCCGATTCACCGAATTCGGGGGAATGATTATCTCCGGCCTGGTCAACGGCATCACGAACGCGATGGGTGCCGTGAAGACGGCGATCACTAATGCCGGTAGCAACACCGTCGACTGGTTCAAAGAGAAGCTGGGTATTCACAGCCCGTCCCGGGTTTTTGCCGAGCTGGGCGGCTTCACCATGGCCGGGTTGGCGCAGGGCGTTGCTGAAGGTCAGAGCGGCCCTCTGGAAGCAGTCAAGGCCGTGGGCGACCTTATGACTCAAGCAGGGACTGTGACCATGAGTGCCATCACCAACGCGGGCGCAGCGCTGAACCCGGCCGCGTCCGGGCCCGGGGCGAAAGCTGAAAGTGGCGGCATGCTCGATTCGATCATCGGCATGGGTAAACGACTGGCTCAAGTGGGTGCAATCGCCGTAGGTATGGGCGGGGCTCAGGGCGCGATCGCGGTCGACAACCGCCCGCCGATTGGTGCCGCAGCAGCTCCAGCGGCGATGCAGATGGCGCCAGATCAAATCGTCATCAACATTCATCCCGCCCCTGGGATGGATACCGCCGCGATCGCGCGAGCGGTGTCTGCAGAACTGGACAAGCGCCAGCAGGCAAAACAAGCCAAGGGACGTAGCGCCCTTTTTGACCAGGAGTAAACGGACATGATGATGTCACTGGGCATGTTCATCTTCAGCCTCGAAACCTTGGCGTATCAAGAACTGCAGCGGCAGACAGAATGGCGTCACGGTTCGACTTCCCGTATCGGCACCAACCCATCACGACAGTTCCTGGGCCGTGGGGAGGACTCGATCAGCATGCCAGGGATTCTTCTGCCGGCACTCGCCGGAACCCCGCTCAGCCTCGACACACTTCGCGCCATGGCCGATACAGGCAAGGCATGGCCGCTGATTGAGGGCACCGGCAGAATCTTGGGCATCTGGGTAATCGAGAGCATCAGTGAGAACAAGACCCTGTTTTTCCCGGACGGCGCAGCGCGGCGGATCGAGTTCACCATCGCGCTTAAACGGATCGATGACGGCCGCGTCGACCTACTTGGTGCAGGCGTCAGCACAGCCGGCAACATTCTGAGGAAAATCCTGTGATCGACCAGGCACTGAGCCAGATTGATGGCTATCTGAATGATGCGCAGGCCTCCATGCGGGAAGCGAAAGCCTACCCGCGTCCAATTTGTCGGCTGGAGGTCGACGGACGCGACATTACAGCGGCTATCGAGAAGCGCCTGATGAGCATCGAGCTGACCGACAACCGCGGACTCGCGGCGGACCAGCTCGATGTCACGCTGTCGGATCATGACGGGCGCCTGGTCATTCCACCGAAGGGTGCGTCCTTGCGCCTGTGGCTTGGCTGGAGCGATACGGGATTGGTCGACAAAGGCTCGTACACGGTCGACGAGACTGAACACAGCGGTGCGCCGGACCAGTTGAACATCCGAGCGCGCAGCGTGGACATGAGCGCGGGCCTCAAGGTCAAACGGGAACGAAGCTGGCACAACGAAACGATTGAATCAGTCGTGCAAGCCATCGCAGGCGCCTATGGCCTTGGTCCACTGGTAAGCGCGGCCCTCAGTGCGATCAAGTTGGTGCATCTTGATCAGGCCAATGAATCAGACGCGAACCTGCTGTCGCGCCTGGGACAAGAGCATGATGCGATCGCCACAGTGAAAGCCGGCAAGCTGCTTTTTATGCCGATCGGCAATGCAACCAGCGCCAGTGGACTGAACCTGCCGCACATCACCCTGACCCGTCGAGATGGCGACCAGCACCGATTCCTTCAAGCGGATCGGGATAGTTACACGGGCGTTCGGGCGTTCTACTACGACGTCAACAGCGCCGAAAAAAAAGAGGCTGTATCCGGCGACGGGGACAATATCAAGGACCTGCGGCATTCCTATACCGACCAAAAAAGCGCGCTGGTCGCCGCCCGGGCCGAGTGGAATAAGCTGCAACGGGGAACGGCAACACTCAGCTATTCACTGGCGCGTGGTCGTCCGGATCTAACGCCGGAGCTCACCTACTCCCTAACGGGGATCAAGCAGGAAATCGCGGACATTATTTGGCTGGGTGGCAACGTCAAACACAGCTTCACGTCGGACTCATTCACCACGAGTCTTGAGCTTGAATCAAAGTTGCCAGATGGCGACGAGGTAGCGGAGCTGGCCGACGATGCCAAGGACTACTCAGGCATCGTCGCCTGGTACCGCGACAAGAAGAGCGGAAAACAGCAAAAACTTACCGAGGGTGACCAGAGCAAGCCGAAACGGCTGACGCACCTGTATGAAAGCAAGGCTTCGGCACAGCGTGCGGTGGACAGAGAGTACAAGCGGTTACAGGCGAAGAATGGTGCAGCTACCACAGGAACCCCGGCGTGATCAGCCGGGGCGAGGGACATTGGCCAGGAGTTACTCCGTATCGGCCATCATTTCCGCCAAGCGTCGTAGATGGCTCTTGTCCGCCTCCGACATTTTTCGGTACATGCCAAGCAAAATGCACTCCAGCTGTGTCAGCTGAGGTGCGGAACATTCCCTGTCCCGAACGTCCTGTTCAAGTTGCTCCAAAACGCCTCGATCCAACATGCTCAATACTCCTTAAAGCCGCAGAGCATCGGCGAAATCGAGATTTTCTGAAGCACCAGGTGCACACTCTTTCGCATGGTAGCGCTAGATCGAGTGATGCAATTTCACTCCAGAGGAAGCGTGCCCTGCGACTCTTTCGCTGCCATTTCGGCGAGGCCAGTAGCGATCCGATGCACCACAACTTGATCACCAGGACTCAGCGAACGGAAACAGTTAAGCACTTCGTTTTCGATAGTGGTCTGCGTTCCCGCTGTCGTATCCCTCCGACCGAAAAGCACATACATCACGTCCACGCCGATCTTCGAGATCGCCAACAGATAAGCCGTATCCGGCCTCTGTCGATCATTCTCGTAATTGCCTTGGGAGTTACGTTTCACACCGCCTATATCAGCGAAATCGTTCTGATTAATTCCAAGCCGGTCGCGCTCTTCCCGGAGCCTCTCGCCCAAAGTTTTTTCCAAGGATTCTCCAGACACACAATTTTTTGGCATGCACAGCTTTACACAGCCAAAGTTTTGGGCATAATGATGGCACACACAACACGATTGAACACACATGAACACTATGCCCGTCCTCCTTACAGCCGAGCAAGCCCGCGCAGACCTTGACCGCAACGGGATCACCATTGCGCAGTTCTGTCGGCAACATGACCTGAACAAAAATTTGGTCAGCGATTTGTTGAACGGTCGCAAGAAGGGCGTTCGAGGTGAAGCCCGACGAGCAGCTGTACTCCTGGGAATCAAAGACGGCGTGATATCAAAATAATTGCAGCGGCCCCGGCGAGAAACCAGAAAATGAAACGCATTGTTCTAGAAACCCGTAGGCAAGTCGTCAGCGCCGTTATCTGTGCGTACCCAGGCGGTCGTGATTGCGCAGCTCCGCGTCTGGGTATGTCGGTAAAGAAGTTCGACAATCACGCCTATGAAAACGCCGGCAGCCGCCCACTGACTGATGAGCAGATCTGCCTTCTGGAGTTACAGACCGGCACCACTCACCTCCCCGACTTCGTCTGCAATCTGTACGGCGGCGTGTTTGTCCCAGTAGCCGAGGCTGGACAGCTCGACAACCTCGACCTGTATGCCCGCTCGATCAATACCGCAGTCAAGCGTGGGTTGGTCGACGCCATCATTGGCAAAGCACTTCAAGACGGCGTCATTCAGGACGACGAGGTGCAGGCCATTCTCACAGCGCACCGTGCACACGTTGCAGCCAGGCATGAAGAGATCACTGCAGTGATCGTTCTGCACCGGGAAAACCCGGGCAGCGAAGATTCGAAGTAGGCGCTGGAAGCGTCGTCATTTCTCGGCATTAGCCGAAGGCCGCGACTAGCGGCGGGGAGAAAAAGTGAGCACTTACAAGCTGGTATGTCCGCACTGCCAGGAGCGAATGCGCATCCGAACCAGTGAAGGCACGCATATCTTTTTGCGTATTGCCTACCTGCAATGCATTAACGAGGCCTGCGGCTGGTCAGTTCGAGCTCAGTTCGAAATGACTCACGAAATGAGTCCCTCCGGTATGCCGAACCCATCGGTTTCCCTGCCGGTTGCACCGGTGGCGATTCGGCGGCACGCGATGAAGAAGGAAGGCGAGCAACAGATGGACCTACTTGGACTGGAGACGGCCTGATGAACATGACGATCACCGCGCAGAACCCCGAACGCGAATACCGCGTAGCAATGCAGAGCGCCGCGCTTTGCTATATGCAACGCCACCAGGCTGAACACCTGGGCAATGACCAGCAACTCTTCAACCGCACCGTTACTTACCTGCAGGCGACACTGGAAGTGCCCGTCTACCTTGCCGAAACACTGACGGGCCTGGCATACGGCGAATTGCATTCCGGCGGTGGCCAGCGCCACCTCGACCTGAAGGGCAGTAGCGCATCCGTAGCAGTACTCACCGATCCAGCCAGTGGCAAGTCCTTCGCCATTCCCGTCGCTTTGATTTTTAAACACCTGGTCGACGCTACCGAGCCTCAGCCAACAGCCCCTTTCAACTGACCGAATAGCACCACCTTTCGCGAGTGGGTTTGGGCAAGTTGCGCCCGAAATCAGGGAAAAAGCCATGAATACAGCACTTTCCATCCGGATGAACCTTAGCAAAAACCTCGCTGAAGCCCTGCACCAGGAGCTGCGTGAGCGCCTTCGGATGGGCATTCAGGAGCACTGGTATTCGGACGAGTTTCGACGCGTTCCTGATGGCTTGCGGACTAGCGCAATCCTGTCTGCCTACCCCGCCTTGGCGGCTCAAAAAACAACTCTCGGCGCCCTTCAGGTCGCCATCAGAAAGCAGGCGTGAAGATGGAACAGCAAATCCGGGGTGATGTACTGACCCGACTCGAATTCGACTATGGCCTGCGGCATCGCACAGGCACCGACTTCATGCGCGGTGGCACCTGCCCTGCCTGCTCGAAAAAGGAACTGTATTCCAGCTTCGAAAACCCGTGGTTCATCAAGTGCGGCCGTGAGAGCAAATGCGGTCAGCAGTGGCATGTCAAAGAGCTGTACGCCGATCTGTTCGACGACTGGAGCAAGCGCGCGCCAGCCACGGACGATCAACCGACAGCAAGCGCCCGCGCCTATATGGAGTTCGCTCGGGGTTTCAAGATCGAGCTGGTCGCCGGACTGTTCACCCAGGAAAACTATTTTGATCGCGACCTGAATATCGGCTCAGCAACGGTCCGTTTTCCTCTAGAGCGCGGCGGTTACTGGGAGCGCCTGATTGACCAGCCTCAGCGCTTCGGAAAGAAGAAAGCCCGATTCAAACCCGGGGCGTCTTACAAGGGCTATTGGTGGTGTTCGCCGAATATCGACCTGTCACAGACCGAAGAACTGTGGATCGTCGAAGGCATTTTTGATGCGATAGCCCTCGAGCACAACGCGATCGATGCGGTCGCGGCAATGTCGTCGAATGCTTTTCCCGAGGCCTCGCTGAAAGCACTCGCCGTCGATCGAGCAGGCAATCTGCCGAGACTGGTGTGGGCACTGGACAACGAGCCTGGCGCGCACCGTTACACGCGCAAATGGGTCGCCATGGCCCGGGCTCTGGGCTTTGAATGCACTGCGGCTCAGATTCCGCAACGCGATGCACGAAAGGTGGACTGGAACGACCTGCATCAGCGTTGGGCCTTCATCAGTGATGAAGCCGATCGCCGCCGGCGCACCGAAGCGGACCTCGACGAGGCCCGCCACCACGGTGCCCTGCTTATCGCCGAGAGCGCATCAGAAAAAGCGCTGCTGATGTACAACTGGCGTGAGCGCGAGGAATTCCACTTCGGGTTTGAGTCCCGCCTTTATTGGTGGAAGCTGGACATCAGCAAATTCAATAACGCCATGCAGGCGCTGGAGACCAGCGAGAATCACGAAGAGCAACAGCTGAACAGCAAAGCCATGCGTGAGAAAGCGTTGCGCATGTCGGGCTGCGTGGTCGAGATCGCCAACTGCTACCCCCAAGCTCTGTACTTCCAGCGCAATGAAATCACCGACGAGTCCTGGTACTTCTTCCGTGTTGATTTTCCGCACGACGGTGGCTCGGTAAAAAACACCTTCACCGGTGGCCAGGTAGCAGCTGCGAGCGAGTTTAAGAAACGTCTGCTCGGCATGGCCGCCGGCGCGGTGTTCACCGGCAGTGGCCAGCAGCTCGACAAAATCATGAAGGACCAGCTGTTCGCGATCAAAACGGTTCAGACGATCGACTTCGTCGGGTACAGCAAGGAATACGGTTGCTACGTGTACGGCGACGTGGCCATCAAAGATGGCCAAGTGGTCGACGTCAACGACGAGGAATTTTTTGAGTTCGGCAAGCTACGTCTGAAAACCCTGCAACGTGCGGTACCGGTGCGAATTCAGCGCGACCCGAAGGAATACAGCGACGAATGGGCGAAATTGTTGTGGACGTGCTTCGGCGCCCAGGGCGTTGTCGCACTGACTTTCTGGTTCGGCTCGCTGTTCGCCGAGCAGATCCGCGCTCGCTACCAGTCGTTTCCCTTCCTGGAAGCCACTGGCGAGGCAGGGGCCGGTAAAACCACCCTGCTCAACCTGCTGTGGAAGTTACTCGGCCGCGCAGGCTACGAAGGGTTTGACCCGTCGAAGTCCACCAAGGCAGGTCGCAGCCGCTTGATGGGGCAAGTGTCCGGGATGCCGGTGGTGCTGCTGGAGTCCGATCGGAGCGGTGACGACAAATCCCACGCGAAGAACTTCGAATGGGACGAGCTGAAGGATTACTTCGGCGGCGGTACCTTGGCGACAAAGGGTGTCAAAACCGCCGGCAACGAAACCTACGAGCCACCGTTCCGAGGCACGATCGCGATCAGCCAGAACGCGCCTGTGATTGCTTCCGAAGCCATCATGACGCGGATTGTGAAGCTGCACTTCGTGCGGCCAAATGTGACGCCAGAAAGCCGAGCCGCGGCTGACCGCCTGACTGCCTTGGACGGCAATCAGCTCAGCCACTTCCTGCTGCAGGCGGTGAAGCGCGAAACCGATGTCATGTCCACGCTCGCCGACAAAATCCCCGCACACGAAGCGCGGTTGCGCCGGCTGCATACCCATTGCATCAGTTGCGACACCGAGTACCCAGCCAACAACGACAAGGCCGCATGCCAAAACTGCGGCAATCAGTTGCGCGGCTATATCCGCGTCGAACGGATCGTTAAAAACCATGCCCAGCTGCTCGGCCTACTGGACTGCATCCGCTCGCTTGTACCCCTGAGCGATTCCCATATCAGCACCACCCAGCGTTGCATCATCGCAATGGCGATCGAGCGCCAGGGCTCGATCAGCGCAGATCACCCTGTTGTCGCTGAATTCTGGGAAGTCTACGACTACCTCCAAGGCCTTGACGCCGATGGGCCGGTGGTCAACCACAGCAAAAAAGACAACGTCATCGCCATCAACCTCAACGAGTTCGTCGAGCGAGCCGCAGAACACCGGCAGAAGCTGGCCGACGTCAGCGAGCTGCGCGATCGCCTGAAGGAATCTCGTTGCCGCAAATTCCTGGAGTCGAACAAGGCCGTCGACAGCGCGGTGCGTGCTTATCAAGCCACGCGGAATAACAACACGATCACCAAGTCACCCACCGTCAAGTGCTGGATGTTTCAGGCGTAGGGCTGCAACCCACGTTGAACAGCCCTGAAAGGAGAGAACCATGCAGATTCAAGTCGTTGCCGGCACCGATCGTAGTGATGCGAAAAGCCTGCAGGACCGCGTGTCCGAGCTGCTTAACGAACTCGGGAACGATCACCGCAAAACGGTGCAGGCCGAGGCCTACGGCGCAAACGGCCTGGTAGACATTTTGGAGGTACGGGCCACGGACGGTCAGCACGAGATCCTGGTGCTGAATTGTTCAAGGCTACAGATCCAGGCGGTTTTGGACTGGCAGTCATGCACCGAAGACACGAACGAATTTGAAGACCTGGTGCTGCACCTGGTGCGACTGCCAGACAGCAACCTGTAACGCCGGCTGCAACCGGTAACCCCTGAAAGGAGAGAACCATGCGCAACACAGACCAACTTGAACAAACCCAACGCGGTGCCCTGCTTGGGCAACTACTCGGCGCAGTCATGACGGTGGCGTTGATTGCCATCGTCGCGGTCCAGGTACCGGATTTGATGATCTGGATCCTAAGCTAAGAATCCGCAAAAAGTCGGTGCCATGGGGCTGCAACCCCATGGCACCTGCCACCCCTAAAAGGAGAGAACCATGCAAGCTCAAACCCATAATGGCAGCGTCGCCGAGGCTACCACGAACTCATTTTCCGTTGGCAATGACGCCCCCTATTTCGCCATGGTGGCAAATGACACCGGCTATCGGCTCAGTGTCCGCAAAGGAGCAACACTATGAAAACGTTGTTTGTACTGATGGCCCAGTACGATGGCCAAGTTGTGATTCCGCTGGATCGAGTGTGTAAGGATTATTTCACTCATCTCACCACGGACATGTTCCAACGCAAGGTGGGGGCAGGACAAATTAAAATCCCCATTACGCGCATGGAGCCGAGCCAAAAAAGCGCAAAGGGGATTCACATCACGGACCTTTCCGAATACTTGGATGCTCAGCGCGCTGCCGCCGTAAAAGAGAGCAATCAATTAAACAGCGCTCCACGCAGCAGCTAATTTACTTCAGCGTCCTGGCGCCCAATTTTACGGGCGCCTGTAGGATCTTCTCCAACCACTTCCAGTTCTCGTATGCGTCACCTCGCCCACGAAGGTGGGTGTAACGCCGCATTGAATTCCAATCGCGATGCCCCGACACACTCGCTACTCGAGGAATGTCCCAGTCCATTTCGAAAAGCCGGCTAACACCATCGTGACGCAGGTCATGAAAGTGCAGGTCCTCAATGCCAACCATATGACACGCTCTGGTCCATGACGCGGATACAGACTCCGCACTGTACGGAAATATCTCAGATAGCGTCTTCGGCATGGATTGAATAATGGCCCACGCTTCTGGCGGTAAATGGCACCAGACATCGTTGCCGATCTTCTGACCGGGGTTTTTCATGTCCCGCACCAACACCCGCTTGCCTACCTCATCCAGATCTGCCCATTGAATCCGCGTAATTTCCTCTTGGCGACGCGTTGAAAACAACGCAAACCCCGTCATTTTGAGCATATTGATCGACGTTGGGCGACGGGCTTGGATACCCTGAAAATGCTTGAGTAGCTTGTTGAGTTCATCCAAAGTCGGGCGTCGATCGCGCTCTCGACTTTTCATGTTGTACCCCAGCTTTTTCAACACCCGCCGGGCATCCGTCATTGCGTGCGGATCGACCTCGTAACCCCAAGCAGGCCGAGCGATCGAAAGTACTGCGCCGAGGTGCGCGAGATCATTACCGGCTGTCTGAGGCTGAACGTTCCCGCCCTCTTTGCCCATCCGCCACAATGCATACTCCACCAACTGCTGACTGTTGATGTCCTGGTCATTCAATTTGCCTAGGTATGATTCGCTGATCGCTTTAAGCGTGGCGAGCTTGGTCTTCCCGAGCGGTCGAACCTTTTCCATTTCATCCAAGTAGCGATCGATCATTTCCTTGATCGTCGCGCCTTTGCGATTTGCCCGCTCGATCGCGCCTGGCTGATCCAGTTCAGTTTCGCGCTTTCGAACCCAAACCTGGGCGGCCTGTTTCCGGGCGAAGGTCTGGCTCTCTTGGTAAACTTGCGCACCATCGCGAAACAGGCGTATCTGTGCCGTGTAACTGGTGCTGCCGTCGGTGCGTTTCCGTGCTCTGATCGTGGCCATGGTCAACTGGTACAATTGCTAAAGGAGTTGGTACATTGTACCAACGACCTTTAAAAAACGCCCATTTACCCCCTAAAACCGGCTTTGAACACGTAGAGCAAAATGGTACAGAAATCAGCTACATACCCAGTAAATTCAAGCTCTACAGTGTCTAGACGCTTTAGCGTTGCACCCATGATGGATTGGACTGATAGGCATTGCCGTTTTTTCCTACGCCTACTCTCCAAGCACGCCCTCCTCTACACCGAAATGGTCACCACCGGTGCGCTGCTCAACGGCGATCACGACCGCTTCCTGCGTCACAACGAAGCCGAACACCCCCTCGCCCTGCAACTCGGCGGCAGTGTGCCGCTGGACCTGGCGATGTGTGCACGCATGGCGCAGGAGCACGGTTACGACGAGGTGAATCTAAATGTCGGCTGCCCGAGTGACCGGGTGCAGAACAATATGATCGGTGCGTGCCTCATGGGGCATCCGCAGTTGGTGGCTGATTGTGTGAAGGCGATGCGCGATGCGGTGTCGATTCCGGTGACGGTGAAGCATCGGATCGGGATCAACGGGCGGGACAGTTACGAGGAGTTGTGTGATTTCGTCGGCACGGTTCGGGATGCCGGGTGCACGAGTT